GTGCAAATACGGATTGCGAAAGATAGCGGAGGTAGCCTTGGTGTACCAGTGCCTAGTGGTCAATGTCTTGACGGGGTCCCTGTAGAGGCGCAAGTCAGCGGGGAGACCGGTAGTGCAAACGAAGAACTTACTGCAGAACTCGACTTGCCACCATTCGCGGACCTCAACCTCTTTTATGACTTACCCGAGGCCTAACGAGGGCAACAATACACCGCCTGGCGAAGTGGATTTCTCATATGAGAAAAGCCTCACTTATTTGCCGAGGTTGACGCATATGCGCTCTTAAGCGAAAATGACGACGTCATCACCGGAAGCAATGACGAACGCCTTTTCTCGGGGTGCCTTTTCCCACGGCGAATCTAGGCCAACCTATTCTAGGTGCCACCACATGTAAAACAACGCACGGAATGTGTTACCCAGCGTAGTTTTTGTGGGGTGACCAGAAAAAGTGGTCCCTTAGATGCGCCAATAAATCCAATTGAGGTGGGGATGGGGATCGGTGCCTATGCGATCGACCCGGAACTATTTGGTCACGTCCAACGGCCACACCTTGCCGTTGATCGTCGGGAGCCGGAGGAATAGGAGGCAATCATGGGTAGTCGCAGAGGAGATGATGTTATTAACAGTCGCCTCGACATCCAAATTAGAGAGATAGTCAATCTCTTACTTGCCCCTATTGAGGTGGGCCCTAATATAATCCCTTAGGGCTTCCCACAATCGCGAGTCCGTGACTTCCATGAGGCTCCGGTATTGGGTGGAATCCCAACCCGAACCGTCAATGGACAGACTCTTGAAACCTGGGCGGATTCGATTAGAAATGTACTTCTCGAGTCCGCCTTTCTTCGGGGCATATATAAACCCCGGTACTATCTGCCGCATCAGTTTCAATACGGCAGGCTAAACAGAGTTCAAAACTCCGCAAGCGGCATCTGAGGGCGTACAGATGCATCTAGGGCGGGAATCAGCTCCGCTATAAAAACCCTTACCATCAACGGACTCCGATCCGTTGGTCGTCTGCACCTCACCTGACTTCACCATCACCTTATAGCTGCCCATGAGGTTGCGCTATTTATGGTGAAGCTGGGACAGGGTGTTGTGGATGTACTTCCGTCTCTTACAGGGAGCCCACGTCAACTTCTCGTTGTAATGGGTGACGGGGTCATACACCGGAACACTGGGGACAGCTTTTGCGACACGACGCGCGAACCATTTGAAGAAGCGATTCGACATCTAATCAAAAGAAGAGACGCAAAACGGGTCTGGGCTGGTGCGGGGAGCAATCTGGCGGCCATATATGGCGTAAGCGGCATTGTGGAGGACTTTGTGGGACCACTCGAAACTCGTGAGGAGTCGGTCCGACTTATAGACGTCCATGCCGGTCTTGGCCTGTAACCCCTTGTTGTTGAAGGCAAGGAGTCCCTTTTTGCTGTCGATGGTGGGGAGGGGATTCCGTTACAACCAATCTCTCACCAGGGTGGCGTTTCCCTCCCATGTTGGCCTATCGCGCAGGTCACAGTATTGGGGATTAGGGGGGGTGAGGATGGAGGTGGGCCCGTCTACCGAAAATTACTTTGCCTAGAAGTATTCGGTCTCAACCACGTTGGGGAGAGTGGGCAGTTCCTTGGCGGCGCGGGA